AAGTTTGATGAGTTCTGGTCTGTTTATCCAAGAAAGGTCGGAAAGCGCGATGCTGAGAACGCTTACAAGCGAGCGCTCAAACTTGCTACCTCTGAAGAAATCTTTGAAGGAGCCAAGCGCTACGCAGTCGATCCCAACCGAGTAGATCAATTTACGGCTCATCCTGCCACTTGGCTGAATCGGGGGTCATGGGGAGATCAGCCACTACCCCCTAGAACGCCTCAGAATGGCGCTAGAGCCGTTATTACTACCCCAACCGTACTTCCACCTAGATACACCTCTGATGAAGCCCCACAGGGCGCTCCAATGCCCGAATCGGTAAGGGCGCTTTTGGGTCGCTTAGGCGATTTGCGTGAGTAAGTAATCTATGCCACCATTTTCTGTAAGAGTTACAAGATCAGGGGGATCAAATGCAAACTCTTCGCATACGCAAAGCAAGTGATGTAAGTCTTGGCGATGTGATCTATTGGAACGGTCAGCACTTCACCGTGACCGAGATAGACACAGACCGCTTTGGGCGTGAACTTCACCTGCAAGAACCAACAGGTAAAACCACCGTTAAGTTCTTTGCTGACTACGAAACTCTCAGCATCGAATCGTGATTAAGTTCTCCGTTGATGGTACGCAACCCGTACCGCAAGGGAGCATGAAACATATCGGGGGCGGCAGAATGATTCATTCCCGCGCTACCGAACTTGCGACATGGCGCGCGCTCATTGCGAACGCGGCGAAGGCAGCAGGTTGCAAGCCCATTGAAAGCCCTATCATTCTTACTATGGTTTTTCGTTTGAAGCGCCCCAAGACGGTCAAGCGCGATCACCCAACGGTTGCCCCAGATTTAGACAAATTGGCTCGCGGTGTCGGGGATGCTTTAACTGGTACGGCATACGCAGATGATTCTCAGATAATTCGCATAATTGCCAGCAAAGAATACTCAGATATGCCGGGTGTGGATATTGAGATTTCAGACGAGTTTGACTGCCTGTAATCGAACATTTGTTCGGTGACAAAGATAACGAAATTGTTATCAAAAATTTTGCTGAAATGGTCTTGAAATACCCCAACCAACCCCTACAGTTGTCTTATTGAAGTGAACGGCACTTCAAAGATTCTGGAGGGAATCGAAATGAACGAAGCAAATATCCATCTTTCATACTCTGATGTTTTTATTTTAATTGGTGCGCTGATTCAGTCAGATCACATTGCGAAATTTCCAATGGATGCTGATTACATCAATGATCTCATTGCAAAACTAGAGCGCACAGGAAAAACAATCTATGAGGCAGAAAAGGTTGGTGCATAAATGCCTAAATTTAGCGTTGGAGATAAAGTCATTTTTCACGATCAATTAGCAACAATTACAGAAGTTCATTATTACTTGCCAACACGAACTGGAAAAAAGAAAATGATTTGGTATTCAGTTCAATATGATGGCTTTAGAGCGCAATATGCAGTATCACAAAAAACTAATTCTTTAAAGAAAGCGAAGGTGGCATAAATGGCTAAGGTAATAGATTCAATGAATAAATTAGAGTTTGTTAAAAAAAACCTCGTTAAAGGTAATTGTTGGCATATTTTCAAAGAACTAAATTATTCAACATCAATCACTTATTGCAACATGGATTTTGAACCACAAGATTGTTCTTGGAATACAGTTAATAATGAACAATACGAATGGCAATTTGGCAAAAAATGGCAACCTGAAAACATTTGCCCCAAGTGCGTAAAAAACTTTGAATTGGTGGTGGCATAAATGATCGCGTTTCTTTTTATTGGCATACCCCTAATAGGATGTGCTTTCTTACAACTCGTATTTTTTATTGAGGAGGCTCTAAATGGCTAAGTTATTGTGCAAGGAAAATCATTGGAAGATTGACGGTACAAAACTTGTGCTTGATACTCCCGAGGGTCAAGAAGCAGTTGAGCAGATGGTTAAGGCTATTCAGGCTCGCGTTCGCTTGGCGATCTACGAGGAAATTTGCGCCCTTGATCTTACAACGCGCCGTAAGCAGATTGTGAAGAACGGACTAGAGAACTCGCTCTTGCAGGTGCAGGATCTCTGCGCGCAGATTGCGTTGGGCAAATGAGAGCCACATCTATCCAAGCGCAGGTTAAAGCCGCACCACGCATGAGTTCTCACAAAGCCCGTGTGTATCAGTTTCTTGTTGATCGCATGGATCAAGGAGCCACAGATCAAGAAATGCAGTTTGCTCTCAAAATGAGTGGCGATACTTTGCGCCCTACTCGCGGCAAGTTACTTAAAGAAAATTTGATTTACGATTCAGGTAAAACCCGCAAGAATGAAAACGGAAATGATTGCATTGTTTGGGTTGTTTCAACTATTGAACAGATTGGACTTTTCTAATGCCAACTTATGTATATCGTTGCCAAGCAGATCAATCTCAGATTGAGATGTATCAGTCTTTTGAAGATGGCTCTATACCTAACTGCCCACTCTGTAACCAGCAGATGAGCAAACAGTTCCAAGCAACGCCAGCACACTTTCGCGGCACAGGTTGGGGAGGTCACTAATGAACCCTGATGTGTGTTACGAGCATGGCAATACCTGCGATGAAAAAGGTTGCCTTTGTTTGGTGCTTATGAAAGAAGATTGCGAGCAATGCTTGGAGGAAGCCAAATGATTTTAGGTTATCTTGGAATGGCAACGGGGATGTTCTTGATGTGGGTATGGCTCACTCAAGGATCACCGTCAAGCCGCAGAACTAAATTAAAGCAAGCGCGTTGCGTTCATTGCTCAAAGGTCTATTACACCGCAAGCAAATATTTACGAACCCCTAATTATTGTGAGGATTGCAAATGATTATTGGATTGTCTGGGTACGCCCAGTCCGGAAAAGATACGGTTGCCAACATTCTCGTTCAGCATCACGGCTATAAGCGCGTAGCGTTTGCCGACAAGATCAGGGAGTGCTTGTTTGCGCTTGATCCAATCATTGCAGTACGCGCAGATTTTCCGCTTCACCTTTCAGAATACTTTGATGATTTTGGGTGGGAAGCAGCCAAGAAGATGCCAGAGGTTCGGCGCTTGCTTCAGGTATTGGGTACTGAGGTAGGTCGCAACATCATTGATCCGCAGTTGTGGATTGAGATGGCTTTGGGCAATGTTGAGGCTGGCGATAAAGTTGTAGTGACTGATGTTCGATTCCCTGACGAAGCCCAAGAAATCAAGTGGATGTTTGGGGAAGTGTGGCGCATAAATCGCAGAGGTATTTATCCAGCCAACGAGCATAGTTCTGAAACCGCTATGGATGATTGGATCTTTGATCGCACCCTTGATAACTCGGGTGATCTTCAGATGCTTGAAGAATTAGTAGATGATTTAGTTTTGTGAACACAGAATGGAATATCGGCAGGTGTAAATCATGCGGTGAATGGATCGTATTTGACCGCGCTTGCTCGACCTGCACTACAATAACCGCACAACCAAAGAAAGGGGATGCAGAAATGCAGACTACAATCAATGGAGGCAACGCCATCGAAGTCTTAGACAGGGGAGAGATTGGCGCGCGCTGAGGTTACAGGCTCGACTCCTTTTAGCAGCCGCACTAGCGGTAGGACTCGCGCTCGCTAACCCGTCATACGCATTAGCACCAAAGCAGATGTTCGTACAACGAACACCAATGGCGGCAAAGCAATATGCAAAACTACAATTAAATAATTATGGATGGGCAACTCAATGGGGATGCTTGCAAACTCTTTGGCAGAATGAATCTAACTGGCGGCCTGATGCTAAAAATCATACGCCCGTTAAAATGCTTATAGATGGCAAGTGGATTAAATTCTATGCTGGCGGGATTCCGCAACGGCTAGGGCTTAACCCAAAAGCAACTGTTGAAAAGCAAATCCAAATAGGGTTGAACTATGTGAGAGATCGCTACGGTTCGCCCTGCAAGGCTCTCCGGTTCTGGCATAGCCATTACTGGTACTAAAGTTCCTAGTGCCGTTCCACTAGGACACAAGGGCGGTTGAGCAGAGAAACCTCCAGTTCTCCGCTCCCGCCCTTATTTTATTTCTAGTGTAAGGTATGCCCATGACCACAATCGCGGCAATCCAATATGAAGATCGCGTAGTCATAGGCGCAGATAGCCAAGTCACCTCGGTTCGCAAATATTCACATCCCAAAATGGCAAAGATAACTCAACGCGGTCAATACTTGATCGCTGGCGCTGGACTTAGTTCTGCTTGCGATATTGCTCAGCACATCTGGGTTCCACCAACTCCAACGGCAGCAGATAAAAAAGACCTGTATCACTTTATGATCGCCAAGGTAGTTCCATCTATCAAGCAATGTTTTAAAGATAACGATTTCAAATTAGAGGATGACAAAGATGACGAAACAAGATTCGCGTTTCTTATCGCGGTTGGTGGTGAAGTGTTTGATTTGGCTGACGATTTTGCCATTAGCCTTGACGGTAGCGGTCATTACGCTATTGGATCGGGTTCTAGCCTCGCTCTTGGCGCGCTGGCACATGAAGCAACTCTTGAAGAGGCATTGGAAATAGCAGCAAGCAAAGACCCATACACCTCCGCGCCGTTCTATTTCTACGAGCAGGTGAAGCGTGGATAAGAAGATTGCTGAAACAGTATTGGCTCGCGCTAAAGGCTATTGCGAATCGTGTGGGTTGCCGGGAGATGATTTTGCCTTGCACCATAGGCGTTTGCGCTCTCAAGGCGGTTTAGATCAAGTCTGCAACCTTATTGCGGTTCATCACTCCTGCCACAATCTCGGCACACACAGTATTCACAATAACCCTGCAAAGGCTAAGGTGAAAGGATGGATAGTTCCCAGTTGGGCTAATCCAGCCGAATATCCGTATCATCTGCCCGATGGTCGGATAGTACGATTAACTAACGAAGGCACATACGACAAGTTGGAGGCATAACATGGCACAGATAACAGTTAGCGGAAATGTAGGAACTGATCCTGAGATCAAATTTTACGATGGAAAGAACGGCTCATTTGGTGTTGCTCGTTTCTCTCTAGCCTATACACCGCGTGAAAAAGATAAGGCGGGTAATTGGGCAGATGGGATCACTACTTGGTTCTCTGTTTCAGTTGTTGGCAAGCAAGCAGAACTTGTTGCCGATTCAGTCGCAAAGGGTCAGCGTGTTCAGGTTACTGGCGCATTTAAGCAGTCCAACTACACCGCCAAAGACGGAACGCAAAAGCAAGGATTAGAAATCAAAGCAGATAGCATCACTCTTGAACTTGTTGGCGCAAAGAAGTCAAAGCCAGTAGTTGCTGATGAACCTGAGTGGTCATCATGGAACTAATTGACTCAAAGAC